AGCCACCAGCTACGTCGAACTGGTCAGCCATATCACGTCGTGTGGCACCTGACTCTCTAGTGCCCTCTAGTAACCAAGAGACCATCTTCATGGACTCCAGGATACCTTTGGTCTGCGCTACGAACTCCTTGGCCTTAGATCCTGTAGCTGAGACGACCATGATCTTCTCGTCCCTGGGGTTCCTCATCAGTCTCCAGATGGCATAAGCACTGGTGATGTATGATTTACCTAGAGACCTGAAGCACCTAATGATGTCTTCTCTTGGCTCCTTAGTGTCCCAAAGATCCTCGTGTGGTCTAGCGGCCCTTCTTTTCTGGGAGGAATCTACACCGTACTGAAGTCGGTGTGCGATCTCATATTGGGCCTTAGTGGGCTCCGGTAGCCCTAAGTGAGACCACACGAGGAACAGGAAGTTGCGGAAGTCCTCAAAGGCAGGATGCACCTCTTCGGGCATGGTGGATAACCAATGAGGACCACCGTCAACAAACTGTGGTTTAAGCATCTGAACTCGTAGCAAAAGGCATCATGGTCTTGTACTTCTCAAGACTAGCAGAAATCTGCCGAGCCATTGGTAAATCTTTTGCGTCATCAGGAGGCGGAAAGGCCTTCAAGAAGTTAACGCAAGCGCTGACCATTGCGGGTTGAAGTTCTTCGTCCGTAGCCACAATAGCCAACAAACGATTACCTAGAGCATCACGCAGTTTTGCGCTAGTAGACATTGATCACCTCCCTTCCTTAAAAAACATAAGCAATACACGACGGTCTCCTGTATGTGGATTCACTTTGTGCTTAACGTCACTGCTGTATATTAAAAGGTCTCCTGATTTCTTGATTGGTTGGTCGTCATAAAAGAAAAACTCTCCTCCTTCAAAGTCTGATGGATCTGACAGCAACATGGTGGCTGTATGTGTACACCACGTCATGTGTTGGTTGTTCCCTGTGTCTGTGTGCCAGTCGTGACCATTGGGGTTCTGTTCGACCACACAGTACGCTGGGTACATCGAGGACACGTCTGCATACTCTTTGACGAGACCTGCAAGCTTAGAGATCTCAGGTTCCGCATAGTCCCGTGATCCTACGCCTTTGGGGAACTTACGAAGCTCTTGTTCACTGAGTGCATCGTGCAGGATAATGATCATACTTAGGAAGGTGTTTTCTTAGTTTCAAAGAAGGGGAACTTAGCGCAATCGGCATACCAAGAGGTTATCTCTTTTGTCTCAAGCCTGTGGTTCATTATCTGGTGTACTACTTCGTATGGAGGACACTCATAAACTTCTGTTGCGCTTGTCTCATAAGAACCGTCTGGCAGCGTGACTACCAAAACCAACAACATCTTCGTTAGTACACCTAGTTCCATCATCAACGCTCCTTATGAACAAAGTTTTTTACGCATGTACTCAATGTCTTTAAGTATGGACGCCGTCTCTCTTGCGCGGCTTTCCATAACCTTTGGATCTAAAAGAGAAGACAATACCCCAAGACGTTGTGACATAACTTCGTTTGTACTGTGCATTTTGTCTGTACATGAGTCAAGAGCCCTAAGTCTTTGTTCTATGTCATGAAGCTGTTCTATAACGCCCTTTAGTTTGGTCTGTACAATTACAGCTGCTGATACCACAGACACCAACATACCGCCCACAGTGAGCATAGTTCTAAGGTCTAGGCCCTCCATTGGATTTTATCTCCTTGATTGTTTGATATATCCTTAAAGCAAGCCAGACGATGGATAGAAAACTAGCGACCGCTGGTAAGATCTCAACGAACGTCCCAGCGGCCACTGCTATAGCAGACCAATCAATTACAGAGCGGTTCACTTCTAGGTTCCTTGGTACTCACCAATACGGATAACAGCAGTGCCTGTGCCTGCATATCCAACCTTGTAGTAAGTGTTCTCTGGATCTGTACCTACCTCCTCCGTTGGAGCTGTGAAGGTGTCTACATCAAAGAAGGTTACGTTGTCTGGACTACGCTTAACGGTAACAGTACCCGTGAAGGTTCCTGAGATCGATAAGTTAAAAGAGCCAGCTGTGAGAAGAACAGCTGTTGTCTCTTGTCCGTCTGTTAGAGACGCTTGAACTCGTGTGGACATTCTTAGGCTCCTTTAATAACTTAGGCCAGCAGTGATTGCTGCGCTGATGGGTTCCATGTCTTCAGTAGTCCAATAGCTTTTACCTACCATCAACCGCAAGTGTTTGACACAGCTATCAATGGACTCTTGCTTTTCTTCTGCCGTGCTGTCAGCCATCTTGGTTCCATCCACGATTTTATTGATGCGGTTAGCGACGATGAGCATTGCAGAGTAGTTGACGGCAATTTCTTCGGATGTGATTTCACTCATGTTACTTAACCTTTCAACGCTGCTACTTCAGCTTTAAGTTCATCGATCTGTGCTGACAATTCTTGGATAGCTTTGACAGCAATAGGAAGAAGCTGTGCAGGTGCTACCTCTAGACGCTCCGGGTTGGTACGCAGAACACTGCTAACCCACTCAGCATCGTTAGCATCCTCGACAGCCATCATCTCTTGAGCAATAAACCCAAAGTCTTTTTTGTCTGTGACAGCACCATCACGCATCTGCCAGACGAACTCAACTGGACGGACCTGCTGGATATAGTCTAACCCAAGGCTTAGGTCTTGGATTTCGTCTTTGTCCCTAGCATCCGAAAGTGCAGAGATGCTCGTTTGCTGGCATCGTAAAGTAGCGACAGAAGAACTACCAAGTGTAATCTCGTTGGATACATCAGCCGCTGAAGGTGTTGAGTCCCGGCCAAGGAAGGTATTGTTGGACCCCGTGGTCAGCGTATTGCCCGCGTTAAAGCCAACGCAAGTATTCACCTGTCCGCTGGTTATATCGTTGCCAGCGACATAGCCGATGCAGACGTTGGAATCAGCATCAACTATATTGTAGCCCGCGTTTCGGCCTATCAGGACGTTGTGAGAACCACCCTCTAAATCCTGGCCCGCGAAATATCCGATTCCGATGTTGTAATCGCCGTCGTCTAAAGCTGACAAAACCGCATAACCGCCAATACCCACATTTCCAAGCCCAGACACACACGAAGTCAGAACATTCCGACTGCCGAGCGCCACGTTGTAATTCCCTGAGACGTTGGCTCCAAGGGCTGCATAGCCCATAGCCGTGTTATAAATCCCAGTTGTGTTGTCGTCTAAAGCAAACGCGCCAAAGGCCGAATTTTGCGCGGCAGTATTGACCAAAAGGGCATTGGTACCGACCGCCGTCGAGTTGGACGAGTCCGTATTATCTCGCAACGCGTTGTTGCCGACCGCAGTATTTCGAGCGCCTGTGGTGTTTTCTTTTAGGGCCGACACGCCTATTGCCGTCGTGGCGGCACCGCTCGAATCCTCAAGCGCGTTCACGCCAATGCCCAGGCTGCTCGTTGAAGAACTGTGACGAATGTCTAGGTTACTGGTGCCTTCTAGGTTTTTATCCGTTAGTGTTTGTTCGATCATTTCGGAAGTAACTTGAGTTCCGAAGACTCCTGAGAATGTCATGGTTTTCTGTCCTTTAGACTTAGGGGTTTACAATCGTGACTGTACCTGTGTTTTGGTACGAAGTGTTTGAGCCTTCAGCTGTTACTGTGTCGCCTGAAACAAGTTTAGCTTGCACTCTGTATTTTAAGGTCTTCTGTTGTTTTGGGTTATACACAGAAACATCGTGGTAGGTGCTTAAGTAAGTGCTTAAGTGGTCTTTGTTACCTGTAGCTCCTGTGACATCTGACTCAAGTCTTCTAGTCTGTAGGGCTGAGTAGTTAGCTCCGTTGTCGTCGGAATACTCTAGCTTTACGTCAGCAGAAACTCTTGTGGTTGAAGTCTCAATGGCTGTAATAAAGATTGAAGCCTCAACGTGTCTGTGTGTACCATGCCTTCTGTTAGGTACGTCCCAAGTAAGAATGTCTTGGTAGCTTCCTGTAAGGACTACATCTGATGTTAGTTTGTCTGAGATTCTTCTGGTTGGTCCATGTTTGTCAATGATACAATCAGTCATTGGCCTACTTGGTTGGACGTACTCATCTACATGGGACTCAGCAAAATCATTAACTGTAATTGTAGTAGGACCAAATGTGCTTATGCTTGCGTGTCTGTCTACTACTGTGTCTGTCAACTGGACGTACTGAAAAGTAAATTCATTTTCGTCAATTAGATTATTACTGGCACCACCATCAAACCAAACACCTGTTAGATACCCACCTATGATGCAATCAAAGGAATTAGCTGATCCTTCGTCTATTCGGATAGCTTGAGAACCTCTTGGGTCTGAGTGAACAATAAACACGTTGCTAGACAAAGCTGGGGGAGCGGTAACAAAGACTACCTCAGCTTTAGTAATGGAAGCTCCGTTTGAGTTAGGCATAGGGTTGGCTGCATCTTTGGCATCCATAGCTGTTGTAATTTCATCGCCTCTGCTGCCTGAAGTGTAGTCGTACAATTTGTACTGAGTTGAGCCTGTGCCTATTGTTCTTTTTTCCCAGTTGCCGTCTGAGTCCTTAACAAAGACTTTAATGCCTGATGCCTGAGTTAAACCTGAGAAGTTGTCAATGACAAAGGAAAGGTTACTTCCATTGCCTGTTAGAGTTTCTGTGTCTACAAGGATTGAGCTGTAAATAGTACAATCTTTGAACTGCATCCCCTGAGGTTTGAAGGAAGTGCCTTGCGTGTTTGTAAACCGAACACCGTATCTGGGGTAGTCATTAACTGGGTTAGGGAAATCAGCCTGAGCAACAAAAACTCTTAAAAACTTATTGTTAATCGAACCTGTGCCTGAAGTACCTGGTGGGTCAGCGTCAATAACAATACCATCTACGAACCTGTTGATTAGGATGTCTTCGAATACGCAGTTAGAACAGGCTTCGAGGAGAATACCTGCAAATTTACCTGAGCTACTGCTGTCGTCGGAGTTACCTTCAAGAGTAAAGCCTTTGAACTGAAGTCTACCATTCTGGCCTGTAGTGCTGCTTGTAACCTTCAGTCCGTAACTGTCTTCAAACTTTAGTTTAGATAACTGAGGGCCATCACCTACGAAAGCTATGTTGTCTAAATCAGCAAATGCAATATGCGTATCGCACTTAAACCAACGACCACTTTCAGTAGTTCCGTTGTAGGTGTTAGGGATGTAAACTGTTCTGCCATAGGATACGTTACCGCCTGTACCTGACGCCATAGCCACAGCAGCCTGAATAGCTGGGGCATCGTTAGTAGTGCCGTCACCTACTGCACCAAACCAACGGATGTTAAGTCTACCGTCATCAAACTGTCTGACCCAAGCTCCGTCGCCTGAGCCTGTGGGGGATACAAGGATAGCTTCAGTTGTGTCTACAGAATAAACTGCGTTAGTTACACTTGCATCGTATTCCCACCAAGAACCATCAAAGAAAGCACCCTTGGTTGTTGGCAGAGCTTTTAATTGAGTTCTCGTAGACAACGGCTCTACAGCACCATCAGCACCATCAGCACCATCAGCACCATCAGCACCAGCAGGTCCTGTTGGACCCGCAGGGCCTGTAGGGCCTGTAGGACCAGTAGGACCAGTGGCACCAGTAGGACCAAAAGCACCTGTAGAGGCTATTGATACTGTGTGAACAACAGCTTCAACATTATCAGTACCAGGCGGCGGATCGCTATCAAACGTCAGCGTCGTTCCTGAAACCTCATAGGTGTCTTTGTTTTGATAGACGCCGTTAACGAAGACATTAGTTAGGCTTTTAGACGTAGGTGTCGATGTTAATGTGAAGACTGTCGTGTTTCCGTCAGCTGAGAACGTATCAATAGACGACGTTCCTGGAGCGTTGTAGTACGACATGACCTGTATGTTATCAGTACCAGGCGGTGGATACTCATCGAACGTAATGGTCTGTCCATTGATTGCGTATTTGCTTTTCTGTTGGTACACACCGCTCACAAAGACGTTCGTGTTCTCTGCGCTGATAGGTGTCGTGCTTAGACCAAAAGATATGGTGCTGCCATCAGCTGAGAACGTATCAACCGTAGCTGAAGACACCCGATCAACAACATTGTCCAAAGACTCTTGGGCCAGATAGAACGCTTGTAAGCTGTCTGTATCAAGTGTCTCTTCGCTTAAGATACCACCAGTCTGATAGTCAATAAGACGCTGTCCGGGCGACGTGTGTCGCTCAATAGAAACAAAAGCTCCAGCAGTTGGCACAGAGGAAAGCTGGATGCGACTGTCGTTTATCCAGACAACTGATTCATCAAGAGTATTGTCAACATAAACTTTGACGTGGCTTTGAGACAAATAGGAAAACGAAACGTCAAAGAGGTCCGTAGATCCTGTTGCTGTATAAGTATCTTTAGCATATGCCAATGCTTAAACTCCTATTGCAAACCAAAGAATACCGTCAGCTGCCGAGTCCCACGTTATATCGAAGTGGTCTAAGCTGGTCGCGTAGTCCGTATTAACCGTAATGTTCTGATAGTTAGCGCCGTTTCGCACCATAGAGAACTGGATTGAATACACAGCGCTGGTAAATGATGTTGGATAATTTATTTGCATTGCCGCCCCAGTGTCTGCTTTGTATCCCCATTGCATTAAGATACCACCGCCTAACTCTATGTAACCGTTTGCGGATGCGCTTACAGAAGGGAAGGCTGCTTGCTTAACTCGTAGGGGCGTCATGCCTTTAGTGTTGTTTGTTCCTGCCTCTGCTTCAGATTGTGAGGCAATAACCGTAAAGACACCATCAGCACCGTCAGCACCGTCAGCGCCATCAGCACCATTAGTACCATTAGTACCTGCTGGTCCAGTGGCACCTGTGAGGCCGGTAGGCCCTGTAGGTCCACGAGGTATCGTAAAGTTCAGGATAGCGTTTGCAGCAGTACCAGCGTTAACAACAGAAGCGTTACCACCAGCTGCGCTTGTTGTCGTGGTTCCAACAGCAATAGATCCTTCCTCTGCGATGTCCCACACTTCCTGTGTCAGATAGAACGCTTGCAGGCTGTCGTTGTCTAAGATCTCTTCACTGAGAACCGCACCGCTCTGATAGTCCACAAGACGTGCTGTTTGAGACGTAGACCTAACTAGAAGAACAATGGCACTACTAGCTGGGGCTGTAGAGAACCTGATCTTCTGAGGGTCTGTGGTGAACGTGTAGTCGTCTGGGTTTGTCTTAGTGATACCATCGACCTTAACGACCACATGAGACGCTTCGATGTAAGGGAACGTAATGACAAAGTCCGTCGTAGAACCGTCGCCCGTGTAGCTATCTTTTGCGTATGGCATTAGTTCTACTCCTCTCCTATTTGTTTCATAACGTCAATCATTTGTTTATAAGGAAGAATTTTCCTAAGATTATCAGCAGCCTTGTCTATATCCCCTTCGACAGCTCCTCGTACTCCTGTGGCTAACCTGTCTGCTACACCTAACCCTGGGCCACCTAATAAGCCCGATATAGGAGCGTTTCCATAACGCCCAGGTGTGCTTGGGTATCCAGCCATACTGGTTACAGCTGCCCACACAGCCGCTGTTGGTTGGCTTAAGTAGTTTGTAAAACCTGAACGGTCAAAGATGTCATAGGCCCATTCAGTTGCTGTCCTCTCTTTGACCTCGCCGTCTCTAATGAGATCTTTGGCAACAAGAACCATGCTTGCAAGGGCAGACACATAGCCCATGTACAGAAGAATCTCTGCGTCTTTGTAGTTCATTCCGCGCTGTATGGCAGGCAATATGGTCTTAGGGACCGAAACGAACCCAAAGGTCTGGAACTGGAAGATGGTCTTGAACACAGGGTTACTCATGAACAAAGGCTTCTCGCCAAGGCCCGGAGTCGTAATCGCCTGGTTAGCATTACGCATCATAGCGGCTTTAAGGTTCTTTACGGCCTCATCGCCTTCTGGTCCCGATTGATGCCAACGATGCCAGTCTAGTTCGAACACACCCTTGTTGTTTACGGGTGGGTACTTGTCTATCATCTTCTTGATGAGAGCCATGTTCTCACGGTCTAAGTTAAAACTTGCGTACTTGGCGACCAGCTTTTGTGCCTTCGTGTCTCCGGCAGTAGCCTTTGCCAATACAGCCTCGTAGTCACCTATGTCTTTGACCAGATGGTGTTGCATGGCGTTTAGCGCTGTGATCTTGCCGCGTGTGTTCCACCACTGCATACCAGACCAGATGGACACACTGTTAGTAAGACTGTTAGCCGCTCGTGACACTAGATTAGTAGCGGCGTAGGTGCGGCTTCCTTGTTGTCCTAAAGCACCCGGCAGACGCTCTTGTTCAATGTTAGCCAAAGCAAGCGCTCTGTTGTTCTGCATAGTGTTTTCTAAGTGGGCCACAAGCGTTTGTAGCTCAGACTTGGGCAAGCCTCTGAACGTGTCCGCAACATTACGCATCAATAAAGCGCTGTCAGCGTGGAACCCGTTGACCAAAGCTTTCTGGGCAAGGTCAGTCATAGACCCAACCATAAACCCAGGACCATAGACAGAGTATGCCCACTTCCTAAGTTTATCAGCAGACCAAGCCAACGTGTTTACCAAGTTGTTGTCTGTGGGCTTTGGACCCGCACGGCCCATGTACTCGTCCAACATACCAGTCATAGATTCTCTAACGTCATCAGCGTGTGTCTTCAATTGACGCCTGTATCGATCACTGATGTTAGGGTCTCTCATCTTTTCGTTCACAGCCTCAACAGCGTCGTCTACGATCTTAATGGTATCTGTGGTTCCAAAAGTCTGCTTAAGGCCTATCAGTGACGACAGCTCTCTGTTGGCCACATCCATTGTTCCAAACAAGTCGTCGCTCATAAAGCCTCTATCGAACAACTCGTCCAACTCGTCGTTGGTCCATGTGATCTGACGTTTCTTCAAGCGGTTGCTCATGGAGGACTCTACGGCGTCAATAGACCCTGGGAGACGATTGCCTGACGCAATGTCGGACACAAGTCGCTTAACGTACTCGTGGACAGGTGCGTCTTTACCTTTGGCTCGTGCAAGCTTTTTGGCCTTCTTCGCAGCGGTCTTGTCTTTACCAGCTTGGCGCGTTGTCTCTGCACGACGGGCGGTCAAAGCTTTGCGTTTGGCTCTGAGGTTTTCTAAAGCGCTCTGAGCGTTGTCTACCGCTTGTTGCAGGTCGCCAGCTTTTTTGTTTAAGTTGGCAAGCTCAGTTTGGTTCTTTTTTATTTCTTTATCTATCTGACGCTGGCGCTCTCTTAGTGTATCAAGAACTCTTCCGTAAACCTTTTTAGATGCAGACGCTTTAACAGCTTCTTCAAGAATCTGATCTGGATCTGCAAGTCTGAGGTCTGCCTCAGTCAACAGGTTACGAGCAGCTGATACGTCTTGAGCCAGTGCCTGATCACCCATGTCTTCAAGCTCTTTAAGAAGACTTTCTGCTTGTGACACTTGAGACTGCGCGCGTTTTTTGTATTTACCTGTTTCGTGGAAGATACCCATTCGGATTCTTTGTTCTTCCTCTAGGCTTTTAATCTCCGTATCAAGCTTTGTCTTTTTGTCTCTAGCGTTTTTAAGCTCGGTCTTTTTGGTTATCTGATCGTTCTGACGGTTTTTCAGAATAGCCACAGCTTCCTTGATAGACCCGTTTTTAATTTCGGTGTCTGTTTTCCTAGCGTCACGAGCAGCTAGAACAGCTTCCCTCTTCGAGTCTTTAGCGACCTGAAGAGCGGTATCCAGATTGATCTCAGCTTCCAGAAGAGCCCGCTCGTACACGTCTCCAGACCAAGACTCAAGAATATCAAGTTTTGCTGCTAGTCCTGACTTGGTGGTGTAATCGATGCCGTTGATGGTGATGTCTTGTTTGCCTAGAGCTGCAAACTCGTCAGGCGTGATAGCCCCACCAAAGCCGTCAATATCGTTTAGGAACTCTTCCGTTGGCTCATCCAGAAACTTACGAAGCAGTATCTCTTCAAAGCCCGCACGATCAGCAGCCACAGCGTCCCTAAGATAGATGTGAGCCATGACATAGTCTTTGCCTAATAGCTGCTCTTCAGGAACCTCAAGCGTGTCGCGTAGGAACTGTTCCATCTTTTTGTTCTGGGCGTGTACATCATCAGCCATGTCTTTTGCCGCAGCCAAGATGGTCTTAGTGTTATCAGCACCAAACCGTGCCTCAAGCTTATCTACATTCAGCTTTGAGATAGGGTTATCATCAGCGTATCGCATTGCTGTCATACGAACTAACGCAGCGATCTCTTCTTCTTCTAAGTGCCCCTCGTCTTTGATGTATATCTTCTGGCGCTGTTCGCCTGTGACGACTTTTCCTGCGTCTTCTAGGAACCTTAGAGCGTCGGTCTTCGCTTCCTGAAGCGTACGTCCAGCTTGGGTCGAAGGACCGCCTATCTTGGCAATCAAGTCACCAGCTTTTTGCTTAACGCCTATTGCAAACTCTGTGTGACTAAGCTCAAGGGCTGCTTTTATGTCAGTGGCCGTTATTCCTGGGGAACCACCAGTGCCCATAGACTCAAGGATAACGCCCCCTGTGTCTGATAGTTTTTGCATTGTGGCTCGTACTCCGCTAATGGGAGACATAAGCATACGAAGCTTTGGAATGGCCTTAGCCAACGTTCGACCAATACGTCCTATGTTTAGAACTTTAGGTGCCTCTGTGGCTTTAACCTGAGCAGCACCAGCTGTGCTTGGGCCTTCAGAGTACGCTGTGTTCTGAGGATCGTCTGACAGCTTGTAGTATTCTGTCTTGTAAGAACCATCAGGCTGTTTGACCTGCCTTATTGATACAGCGTCTCCACTAGCGTCTCCAGGTCGTCCTAAGACAACATTAGTATCTGCGCTATCGCTGAGCGGATTATTAGGGTTCTCTGGGTGTAGAACGTGTTGTTTACTGAGGACACCAGAGATAGCGCCCAAAGTGCCACCAAAGAGACCACCAGCTGCTATGCCGTATACGGACTCCATCATGGTCCGTTGGTCTCTGAGGCTGTGTAGTACCGCCTCTTGACCAGCAGTTACACCCGCACCAGAAGCCCCTAGCCGTACCGCCCTACCAGCTGCGGTAACTTTAGACCCAAGGCCAAAGACGGGAACTAAGGTCGTAAGATCTATTAAGGACAGGCCCATGCCAACAACCATGCCTGCGGTTGTTCCTTCTTGCATGATGCGTCGGTCTTCTAGTTCTTTACGATACCTTTCAGCTCGTGCTTCAAACTGTTCTGGAGACCACACATCATTAAAATCTCCGCTGTAGATGAATGGCAAAACGTCTCTATAAGATTCTTCGTTTTCTTTTGCAAACGCTAGAGGATTGAAGCTTTTGTCGAAGAAATAGCTGCCACTAGATTTCTCTTGGCGAACACCAATATCAAACAGGCTACCAATGATTGTCTCTTGTCGCCATATGGCACCGGCTGTTTCCATTGTCGTAGGAGTATTAGACAGCGGTTCGTTAAAGCTATCAAACTGATCCTTAAGGAACTGCGACGTGAACTGCTGTTCTGGGGTTACCGTAGGTCCAAAAGGCGCGTCTTCAGCCATTGCTACTTGTACTTCCTTTTAGCTGTTTTAGCAGACTTCTTAAAGTCCTTGGCTGTAGGAGCGCCTTTAGCCCCTGCCTTACGCATAGTTTCTTTAGATCCAGCAGCAATGCGCTTACGCTTTGCGTGGATGTTAGCATACAGTCCAGGTTTTTTCATGAGATTACCTCGCGTTCTTAACCATTGAAGCCCCAAAGTACATACCAATGATGGCGCTAAGGAGATGAGTATCTAGTGGCGTTAGGATCAATCCGCTCATTGCGCGCCACACTGTTTCCTCTTGCCCTGAGAAAAACAAGAAGCCGGGGTGCCACTCTGTGTACCCTACGGTCACAGGGATCTCAGGCCAAAAGACCGGAACGACCTTGGGCCATACGATCACAGCGCCTACAGCTGACAGGGCGATGATACGACGTGTGACTTGGAACCCTTTGTTCTCATAGCGGCGCGCTACGTCTGTAGCTTTGGTCTTTGCTGCAAGTCCATCGATGGAGCGTTGGAAGGCCTCTTGTTTAGCTTTAGCACTTTGGCCCCATAGGGTCATGACGCCAGACATCAGGCTTGAGCCCAGCATGGTTATTAGTTCTAAAGGTAAACCACCCATGTTAGATCCTAACTGTTCCTAAGTTCTTCAACAATTTTGAGAAGGTCTTCATCTGATACTTTTTTAAAACCTTCCCATGTATTTTTAAGAGCCGAAATAGCTGCTTTACCTGTCTTGTTTCCTAGTGCTTTTTTACCAATATGCATAGCCATTCTGTCTTGTAGCTCAGGTGTGAACACCTCAGATCCGTCTAGCCCCATTTGTTTCATGGTTGTTTTCAACGTGGTTCCTACAATTTGATATCTCCCCATAGGCGTTGAGGTATAACCTTTTTTACGAGCATAACTGTCTTCAGGAAGTCGTGGCTTTACCCATCTTCCGTAATCGTTAGACGGCCTAGAAAAAGTAACCAGCTCGTCTAACGTCATTTCACTTACTTTTACGTCAGAGAACTCTGTAGAATCAGCATTATCGTATAGCGTGTTATACCCACCTGTTCCCGATTCTACCTTGTCTATTGCTTGTATAAAGACAGGAGCAAACGGCGCGCCGTCCCCAACACCATCAACGCCTGCTGCTATATTCGCAGGCACTTCCAGATCTTCCAGCTGGGTCTCTCGATCAAAGCCCGCAAGGATAGCGTCTATTGGATTAAGGCCCTCAAGCGTCTTTAGATCCCTGTTTACAAGCAGCTTAGCCAACGTAGCACGTTGATCTTCTGGTTTGCTCAACATGTGACTGGTGAACGCAGATCGTTCGTTGATGCTTAAGGTATCTAATTTAAAATCGTTTTCTTGAAGGAGGGCGTCGAACATTTTGTTGGCCTCAAGAATTGCTAGGTGCTGGGTTCTTAAGTGTTCCTCACGATTTTCAGGATCAGTAGGTGGTTTAGTTTGTAGATATTTGTTGAACGCGTTTGTCTCTTGTACATTGGCCTCGATCTGATTCATAACAGAAGAATCCTTAGAACCGTTTGCCGCTATGATTTTGATAGGATCTATTTGGTTTTCATCGCTTGTTAGTCCAGCGGTGGGTGTCAAAAGATTAAGACGCTTAAGAACACTGTTTGCAGCTTTTTGGAACAGCTCGAAATAAGTCTCACCAGACACAGCGTTTAACATCATTTTCTGAACTTCAGGATTCAAAAATTCTGAAAACTGTTCATAAAGGCTTGGAGTGTTGCTTTTGTTTTCAGGACCATCTTGTGCCATTACGGTGTCCTTTCACTGTTCAGAGTGTTCATCACTGTTGAGGAAGAAGGCGCTCCTTTTAAAGCATCTTCTACGTTGAGTTCAAATGGGGTTTTGCCCATGCGCTCAATCTTTTGTTTTTTTCTTTCTTCCATATCCTGTGCAGCCAAACGTGCTTCAAGTAAAGAAGCTGATGGAACATATCTGGTTTCACTATCAGGAACGCCTACAGCGTGTGGCAACACTCGTAAGAAATAATCTGAGCTACTACCAATTTGAACTATTTGAAACTCTTCGCCAAAATATTTTCTGACGTTAATGTTGTCTTGTTCATAGATTCCAGTTATTGAAAACTCCTGTGCGTCAAGAACTTCACCGTCTAGAATATTAGCAAGTTGATTAGCGCCGGGGACAAAGCTTAAATAGAAGGAACTTCTAGGTACTGTTTTAAACTTTTGTTTTACTCGCAGTATTACGTCTGCTCCGTTTTTTTGTCTCACCACGCCATAACCGCTGTTAGCGCTGTCGCCTAAAGTGACGAACATCTTTGAACTATCAACAAAACCTTCAGTACCAGAGATTCTGTTTCCTAAGTCAACCACGCTGTTTTTGGCGTTTTCAAAAGTGTTCTGAGGATCTCCGTCCCAAGCTACTGGTACACTGCCCCCAAAGTACATACCGCTAAAGGCAAGGCCATCCCTGACAATGCCTGCTGGCATCTGAGTGCCAAGAGCGCCGGGTGGTTTGTCCCCCACATAAACACGGTCTTGTGGTTCTGGCATAAGACCTACAGAGTTTTGATACGGAGCTGTACGCTGTGCCAACCTAGAAACAAGCGCGTCTACAAGATTCTCTTGTGAGTAGCCTTCACTACTTAATTTTAACAAGGCTATTTCAGACGGAATCATCCTTTCAACTTCTTTCATCAACGCCGCGTTTGGACGCAGCCCGCTTCCGAAAACTGTCAGCTTTTGGTCTAACGCTTGACCAAGGTCTTTTCTGAAGTTTGTTTCTGCGGTGTTTAGATCGTCTTTGTCACTAACAAGCCCTTCCGTTAGTGTACGTCCAAGTGTATTTTTGCCAGTGCCAGTCATAAACTTATAAGCTTGCTCAACTTCCGCTTTGTAGTTCTCGTCGGCCATCAAAGACATAGTTTTTGCAACACCGTTAACTCTGGCAGATTGTAGCAAAGCGCCGTTCATTTGGTCCTTTTTGAAAACCTCTTCGGCATAAGAACCGTCTGGATCTACTTGCTGAAAGATCGACAAGACCCCAGACATTTTGTTTTGGTCACCAGACAGCCATTCGTTTGTCAGGTGTTTACCAAACGCTTCTGGAACAGGGACGTTTGTGCTCTTAAGAGCTGACAACTGATTATGGAAGATGCGGGCGTCATCTAGTACGCCAAGGTTAGCACCGTTTGTCATAATCTCTGCCGCTTTTTCTCTTTGCTCTTTCGTAAAGCCATCCCAGGCGTCTAATGCTTGGTTGTATCTAGGTGATCCTTTTGAAGAAATAGTAATGCCTTCAGCGGATTTAAAGCTACTATAAACGATATTAAAATCAGCTTGTGCTTTAGCAATCTTAGTATCAAGAGCAGCGACCGCCCCACCAGTTCCTGGCGTCTTTTCTAACATCATTCGTTGCACTTGAAGATCTTGTATCATTGTTCGAGCATCAAAGAACGACGCCACGTCATTAATGTTCTTAATGGCTGTTCCAACTGTTACTGCCTGTGAAGCTAAAGATGTTACAGCCTGCTCACCTCTCATTGTCTTAAAGTTTTTGAACGCCTTAAGGGTTTGTTGTTCTAATGCTTTAGACTCTTTTGGAAAAAGGTTTTCAAACGATACTCTAGGAGCGCCAACCTCTGCCTCATACTGAGGATCTTGGAACAAAGGAGCCCTGAGAAGCGAATAGAATTTCTTAGTTCCTTCTATTGTTTCAGAAGCTTTATCGGCATACATGGACATTAGACGTGCTGAGTTTTGGCCCAGAGTTTCGTTCGGGTACGCAGCACGAATTTGCAGCATCTGAGACTCAAACTGAGTAGCATTAGGCACATGGTCTGAGCTAGCTATTTGTGCGTTTACTGAAGTATTGACAATTTCTCTAGTCTTGATAACAGCGTTTTTACTGGCTGCAACCATGTTTTTGTGGTTCAGGTCTACAGTGTTTTTAGACCACTGATCAACAAAAGCGTTGTCATGAAACGGATTTCCAGTGCCATTTCCAAAGTTTTCATTAAACCAATCTTGACGATATTTTCCGTAATCAGCTGGTCTTACTTGATTAATGATAGCATCAGAAGCAAACTGTGTTTCAGCTCTAGCAGCCGTTTGGTATCCTAAAGAACTTGCATACGATGTTCCATAAGGCCCTGAATGTTTTTCGGAGATCTCTTTTGATACTGACGTTACACCCCTAGCTGCGTCTAGTTGGGCATCTTTAACGCCTTGAGCAGCAGCGGCTTTAGCTCTCTTTTCAAGACTTTTATCAAGCTCTTTTTCAGCAAACTTAGAGCCAAAGTCAAATAACGCAGCTAGTCCTGCTGACATCATTCCCGCATTAGGATCAGCTATTTCTTTTGGTGTCACAAGTGCTTGAGGAGCGGGGATTGCTACGTTAGATCCAGCTGTAAGGTCACGAATAGAAACAGTCGATCTACTTTGTTTTGCCATATTTTTTATCCCCTATGATCCACCGGCTGATCCAACGCCTGTTCCACGATTAGGCACAGTAGCAGCGCCACCAAGTTTGCTACCAGCGGTCGCTATTGTTGATATAGTGCCTGCAACAGCAGTAGAAATCTGTGAGCTTGCCAATCCAGCAGCTCTTTTTCCTCTGTTGCTTTGCTCGTTGATGGCTCCCATCTGTTGTGATTCTCTTAGTGCAACATCTCTTGCCTCTTTTTCCGCAATACGACCAAGGCCTACTTGTGTTCCGTATTCGCCAGAAAACAAAATGCTACCTAAAGAAGACTCAGTAAGCATAGTTTCTGAAGCTTGTAGTTCACCTAGTTCTTTTTGGGCGGTTCGTACAACATCCGACTGTTGCTCAAGGCCTTCCTGTTGCTCTTGTGCGATCAGGCGTAGGGCTTCCGCTTCTTCAGCATTACGCTGTGCCTCTGCTGCTTCAAACTCTGCCTTGGCCTGCGCGTTTGCCGACGCCGTTGTCATAGCTGTAGACGCTATAGAAGCAGCTACCATCAGCCCTGCTGTTACTGGATCACCCATAACCCCTACTCCTGCCTCGTCAATTCATTGAAGAACCCGGTGTAATCAATAGACGTAATGATCATGGGTTTCTCTGAATCATTTACAATTTTAATTGTCACTGTGTTGGCGTTAGTCCTAACGGGAACCTTGAAAGACCCAAGGGACTCAATGCCTATACCGCCTACTAGCGCTGTACCAATCAGCGTACCGTTAAAGGTAAACGTCTGCTGTGAACGTGACTCAGGTGTCACTTCGATCTTAAAGAACCCTGTGTCCTGATAGTTAAACTGAAGGCGCTTAAGCTGGAACCGTCCTGTCTGAACAGTCATCTTACCAGCAGCGTCTGCTCGAACAAACAGCTTGGACAATTGGACTTCTTGGGTGAAGGGAACGCCCAGGATAGCGTCGGCTGCTGAATGATCACCTACAGCAGTTATGGTAGTTGTTGTTGGGTACGACACAGCAAGCCGCTCACCCACCTGTCCTGTTGGGAAGTCGCTGGATAAGACAACAGCTGCTTTGTTGTTATGCAGATAGGGCGTCGTCCAGGTCGTTAGGCCTGTTGAGACACTGTAAGATCCTTGGGAATTGAACGTCTGGTCTAGACAGATCTGGTACGGGTGCTTGTCGTCTGACAGTTCGTACCTTAGTTCTATCTTTTCAAAGAACGTCTCAGTGCCCCTGGTGACGTACATGTACAGGTCACCTAGAAGAACACCGACCCAATGGATATACGTTCCTGTACCAAAGTCCCATTTGGACCAGGCGCTTTGTGCTTTGGTCTCTTGTTCCGTATAGGTCTTGTAGATGTACAGAGAGCTTCGTTCTGAGTCAGATATGCAGAACATCATCTCATTGGCACTATCAGCTGCGATGTGAACGATAGGTGCCGGTATGTACCCAAGAGCGTGGATCGTAATGTCTTCAGCTGTGGTCGATAGGGACGAATCGTTGTACTGATACTCGAATACCAAGGCGTCTCGACCACTCTTGGCCGCAAAGTACATACGGTTCCCAAGGGCCACAGGATCACACTTAGGTTCTGTGATGTACGCCGTAGCTGTATCGATCACTGCGTTCTTTGACGTAAACGCCTGTTGGTCTGAAGACACCTCAAACTGTGATCTGTCGGAGCTTAAGAACAATGAGCGCCTGAAGGGGAACGCATGGATCAATTCGTTCACGTCGTCACTAGAGGCCTGTAGGCCAAACGGATCGCTGTCCAGAACTTGGGTACTGAACTCTGGCCAAAAGTTAAAGAACAACCGTGAGCGTGAGAAGAACACCGTTTCGCCTGAGATGATCGCAAGACGGTTGCGGTGCGTTGTGATCTGTTTGATCTTACGGCCCACAAAGTCTGGATTAGGCGTCGTCTGTGTATCACCGGCACCACGAGCATCATACGTCCCATGACCAAACGTAAACGTTCCGTCAGCCTTCCGCGTCAGGAAGTGAGGCATTGTGCTTAGGTCAAAGGCGTTGTTCTGATACGGATTGGCCGCTTCGATCCAAGCGTCTTGTGACTGGCTGAACTTAACCCAATAGCCGTCTGTTGTCTCTGTGGCCGTTAGGAACACATAGTAACCTTCAGGAGCCCAGTTAGGCAGAAGAGAGCGTGATGTTCTTACGTCTGCGTAGACTTGCGTTGTGATTGTTTCACCACCGCTTGAGTACGCTGAGAACCCTGTGCCATCGACAGAGGTCGATAGGTCATAATCGCTATACAAAGCGAACGTCGTTTCTGTAAGCTTACTGACGAAATACTGGTTACCGTTTAGTTCCGTCAT